CTCTCTCAAGAGAGACCATTTGTGATGGCGGAACTTCTATTGATAAAAATGAACTTAGACTTGTAGGTTACTTATTAGGTGACGGTAATATTTCTGATGCGTGGAGATGTACTTTCTTTGCATCCATAAAAGAAGTAGAAGAAGATTACTGTTCTATACTAAGATACTTTGGTGTTGAACCGAAGTACCCGTCTTATAGTAATGAAGGTAGACCAGATAGAAACTGTGTTGCTATAGACTCTTCATTAACACCATGGCAATCAAGAAAATTAAATGGAAACCCAATTACTAACATATTAAGAAAATACGGAATGCAGGGTCTAAATGCATATAATAAACATGTACCTAGAGAGTTTCTAGATTTAAACAAGGAATGTACTATAGAATTTCTTAGTGCTATTTTTGCTACAGATGGATGGGTATGCTTATTGAATGGTAGAACTCCACAGGCAGGTTATTGTTCAGTCAGCAGAGAGTTAGTAGAGGGAATATTACTAATGCTAAACAAACTAGGTATTGTGGCTAGGATAGACACTAAGAAGACTAATAGTAAATGTGGTATTGCATATCAACTCACTATAAACTCGGAAGTAGATTTTAGAAAGTTTTGTACATTAATAAAAGTAAAGGGAAAAGAAGAAAAGCAGAATTATGTACTTGATAACATGAAAGTATCAGGAAAAAGAAAAGATACTGCAATTTACTTTGATAAGATTAAAGACATTAAGTATATTGGTGAAGATTACTACTATGACCTAACTGTCGAAGAATATGCTAATTATGTATCTGATGGATTTATAGACCATAACTCAGGAAAAGATTTCCTTGTGTCGGGTATAATTGCATATGTCTGTTATTTGCTTTGTTGCATGAATGATCCACAAGGGCATTTTAACTTTGGAACAGATGAAAATATAGATATAATCAATGTTGCTATTAATGCTAATCAGGCTAATGGCGTTTTCTTTAAGAAACTAAAAGCAAGACTATCTAACTGTAAGTGGTTCAAGAAAAGTACTGTGTTTCCTACTGATTATAATCAGTATCAATTTACTAAAAGTCAAATTAGATTTTATAAGAATATTACCGCCCACTCCGCCCACTCTGAGGCTGATTCATTTGAAGGATTCAATCCTCTTGTTGTTGTGTTCGATGAAATAGGCGGTTATGACATAGAAAAAGCAGAAAGTAGTTATTCAACCCTTCGTTCATCTGCTGCTTCACGTTATAATGATAAGATGCTTCTTATATTTATTTCTTTCCCCCGTTCCATGGACGATATGATAATGAGAAAGTACAAAGAGGCTACTGCAGGAGATGACCCACAGGTTTATGCCATGATAGGAAAGTCATGGGAAGTAAATCCCAGGATTAAAAGAGAACATCTTGAAAAGGACTATATTACTGACCCTGAAAGTGCTCAAATAAAATACGAATGTGTACCACCAGCTTATAGGGATGGTTTCTTTAAGTTTCCTGAGAAAATAGCTGAATGTGTGCATGTAGGAAAAGCTTCTCAATGTCCAGGATTAATGGTAGAAGAAAAAATAGCTACCAGAACTCTTAATAATGGTGTTGAGAAACATTTTATTGGATTAGAAGTTCATAATTTAGTTCTTGATCCTTCATTTACATATTATATTGGTGGGGATGGCGGGGTTATAACAGATAGTTATATTATTTCTTTATTTCACTCAGAACCCGCCCTCACACAAGTTGTGGAGAATGGAGAAACTGTGGATAAATGGTTTAATAAACCCATAGAAGACTTAACACTTGAATGGAGACCTAGTAAAAAAGATAGGTTGCCTGTTGATCTTTTAAATGTAGCAGATATATTAGAGATGATATGTAAACAGGTATTTGTAAAGAAGGCTCTATTTGATAAGTTTAACTCAGCAGAAGTAGTTCAAAGATTAATGCTATATGGGGTGGAGGCGGAGGACAAGAATTGGTCAAATCCATACCAAATATTACTATATACAAATATGAAAACTCTAATATATACAGGACAAATAGAGTTATTAGACTACGTAACTCCTTATGAAGATGCTAGCATAGGAATACTAAATCCAAATGAAGAATTAAAGGCTATTAAGATATTAAATGGTAATAAGATTACTCATGACCCAAATAAGGCAAAGGATTTTTCCGACGCACGAGTTGCTGGAGTATATATTTGTTCAACTGATGAACCAGATTCTCCAAAAAACTTTTCCATGCCAATTATTTCTGGTGTTAAAAGAAAATAAATTTAACCCGCCATCATTGTAGGTTTTTATAAGAAATGGGATTAATAGTAAAGTAATATAAACTGTGACAAAGTGCCTCCGTAAAAACAAAGGAGGTATTTTTCTCTGTAATAATGTAATAAAATTGATATTACTGAGTAGATTATTTGTGGGAACAGTAATAATTACCTCTCAGGAACAGTAATAATTACCACTCGAACAGTAAAAATTACTTCTCCAGGAGAAGTAAAAATTACCTCTCCCAAGCATAAAACGAACAGTAATGATTACCACTCCACTAAATTATGTTTATACAAAATGTTAAATACAAGTAGACATTTTGAGGTCTAAAACAGGTTCTAAACTTGTAGTACTAAAGGTTTTAGGGATTTGTTAATAAGGTACTAATATGGAAATTACTATGTTGCTGTCATGAATCTTTGTCCAAAAATGATTTTCCTTATTAGTAGTAGTATATAAATTAAATAATAAAATATAAACTACTACTACAACTCTACACAAAATCCAAAAGGATACAAAATACTACTTTTTGTGTTTCGATTTTTTGAACTGTTTCTGTTCACATTTTTTATATTCAGGAAAACTATATTTTCAAGGTTTTGATTTTAAACGTCCTTATGCTTGATTTTAGAAATCAATGTAATTTTCTATTACTTATCAATTCAAATCGATTCTAGGTATCATTTTGGAGCTCTGAGATATATCTACATCGTTAGTTTAATCACGTTCAACTTCCGAATAATTTCTTTGCATGTTCTTGTTACATAGTAACATGTTGAGTCTAGACTAAATACATGAGTAAAATGAGTGAGGGGCGGGGATTAGTATGTCTGAAATAAAGAATAAAAGAGTACCACAGATTTGTACTACAGTTTCAAATGAAACTATAAGTAAAATAAAGGAGTTGAGGGACTTAACAGAATTACCTCAAAATGTACTTCTAAAAATTGCAATTGACAAATTATATGACTCATATATAAAAACAGGAAAGCTGAAGATATAGAGGGGGGGGATAGGCTTTGAAGAATTTAGTGAGTGACTATAAAGGAGATCATAAATCAATATATCTCTGTGCAATTGGCGACTTGCATATTGGCCATAAGAATTTTGATGAAAGTGCCTTAAATCAAACATTAGAGTTTATAGACAAGAATAGAAATCGCTGTCGTATCCTACTTATGGGCGATTTGCTAGAGTGTGCAACCAAAACATCAGTGGGACGAGGTATTTATGATGAGTCTTATCCTACACAAAAGCAATTTGAGAAGATTATAAACATATTCAAACCATATAGTGATCTTATAGACGGTGTTGTAGAAGGTAATCATGAAGAAAGAGTGATTAGGGATACTAGTTTTGAGATTATGCAAGAATTTTGTCATAGAATTGACTGTTTTGATAAATATTCCCAATTCGAATGTATACAAAACTTCCACTTAGGTGATTTTAACTATTCTTCATATATTCACCATGGTTCATCAGGTGGCATAACAGAATCTGCAGCAATAACAAGTCTACTGAAAATGAGAGAACGAGCAATTGTTAACGCATATTTTCTTGGTCATACACATAAACTTTTAAGTTTTACCAGAAGAATTCATGTTCCTTCTACTGGAAGTGAGGCATTAGAGATAGAACAGCTATTTGTAAATACGGGAACAGCGTTAGGTGGAGGCGGATATGGGACACAAAAAGGTTATCCAGAACTCTCTACTGGATTTGGATGTGTAGAGATCTTTAGAGATGAAAAGAAAATGATTTTTCATAAAATTTCAGATTTGAGATAAAAGTGAACTTATATATAAAAATGTCTAGTCTAAGTAAGTACAACTAAGAAAGAGGTGTAATTGTGTCAATATTAGATCGTATAAAAAGCATCTTAAATATAAAAAGACCTATTTCAAAACCAGACTCTTCTACTGAATATGCAGTATCAATAAATACTAATATAGTTTCCCCTCCCGATTTTGGAGGAAGTAGAACCACATTACCTAAGTTTGCACAAGGAGGAAATACTCCTTTTGGTGCATTACCTAGAAGAACTCAAAGAGAATTGAGTCTGGATGAGCGTAAGTTTACTAGTACTACTTTATTTGATCTGGTAGATATATTGATAGACGCCCACCCAGATGTGTCTTTTGCATTGTGGAACTTCTTAAGGATTGGTAATACTGGATTTAATGTTCGTGTTTATAAATTAGGTACTGAGAAAAGATGGACTCAAGCAGAAAAAGACATAACAGAATTTTTATCTCGTCTTAAGAGTCCTGCTGGAGATAAGTTTGAGAAATCTAAAGACATTAAGAAAACAGTAAATCAACTTATATTGAGTGTTATAACTAGGGGGGCGGCAGCTTGTGAATTAGTAGTAACAGATAATATTGATGATGTTGCTTTTATTGCTCCTGTAGATCCTGGAACAATTCAATTTATGTATGAAAATGATAGATATGTTCCATACCAGGATGCAGGAAAACTATCGCTTAATATACCAACCTTTTTTTACGAGGGATTAGACGAGAAGATAGATGATCCTTATGGTAGATCACCAATCATTAGTGCCTTGACAATGGTCTTATTTCAATTACAAGTATTAAATGACCTTAAAGCTGTTGTCCATAATCAAGGATATCCCAAAATTGACGTAAATATTATAGAAGAAGTTTTATTAAAAAGAATGCCCATCCACATTAGAAATAACGAAGAAAAAAAGAATTTATGGATAAAAGATAGAATGGCAGAGATTATCAGTATGTACAGTGACCTTGAACCTGATGATGCAATGGTTCACTTTGATTCAGTTGAGGTAGGTATGGTTGGCGGGGACAGTGGTGGAAAAGCCATGATGGATCCACAAAAACTAATGTCTGTAATAGATAATCTAGTAATGACTGGACTAAAAACATTATCTACTATCATGGGAAGAAGAGCATCAGGTAATACAGAATCATTCGCTAAATTAGAAATAAAACTGTATTTACAAGGAATTAAAGAAATTCAGGAAGTTGTAGCAAAGGTATTAAGTAGAGCACTTACACTCTATTTGAATATAAGAGGAAAACAAGGAATAGTAGAAGTTGAATTTAACGCAGTTGAAATCCGAACTGACCTTGAACAGCAGCAAATGGAAATTATCAGACTTCAAAATATTGCATACATGAGGGACCAAGGTTGGATAGATCAAGATGAAGCATCTGATAAGGCTGTTGGACATGCTCCTGTAGGTGAACCTAATTATGATGCTTTAGGTGGTAGTTCATCAGTAAAAAATAAGGACGGTGGTGCAGTACAACCCACCCCCGATACTAATCCTGCAGCTGGGGGAAATACTGACGTTAGTGGCGGTAGTTAATGAGAAAGTTTTTGATTGATGATGTTATAAAGGTTTTTGAGGATAAGGGGTGTACGTTACTATCTAATGTGTATGTGAGTTCCAACAGCAAACTTAAGTACATATGTAAATTTCATCCTGATAGGGTACAGTTAATCACCTTTCTGGACTTTAAAAGTAGGAAGTACTGTTGTCCTTATTGCTCAAAGAAGGTTAAATATACGATAAAAGAAGCAAAAGAAATTTTTAATTCTAGAGGTTATGAGTTATTAGAGACAGAGTATAAAAATGTAAATACCAAAATGAAATATATTTGCTATAAACATAAAGATAAAAGCTTAAGTATATCTCTTCATAATTTAATGAATAACAAAGGCTGTCCTTATTGTGGGGGTAACCCGAGATATTTATATGAAGAAGTTAAAGAAGAATTTAAATTAAGGGGTTATGAATTAATAAGTAAGGAGTACACAGACTCACATTCTAAATTGGATTATGTATGTCCAGTACACGCTGAAGAAATAAATTCTATATCTTTTACTTCATTATTAAACGGGAACGGTTGCAAGTATTGTGGACTTAGAAAAGGCGAAAAGAACGGAATGTGGAGGGGTGGGGTATCCACACTAAATGAACTGTTAAGGGGATTAATAAGTGATTGGAAATCAGAGTGCTTAAGACAAAGTAACTTCAGATGTGAGTTAACAGGACTAAAAACCAACTTAGTAATTCACCACCTACTGCCGTTTCACACAATAAGAGATATTGTACTAAACAAACTTGGTATAGATATTAGGGGTGAAATTAGTGAATACACAGAGGCTGAAATTAAAATGATATCAGAAGAATTTGTTTCCGAACATAGAAAACACAAAGGAGTAGTTCTTAATAACATCATACACAACATGTTTCATAATGAGTACGGGTATAACGGGACAGAAGAAGATTTTTATGTATTTAAGAATAAAATTAATTTGAAAAGGAGTGACAGATATGGCTGATAAAACTAAAGGAAATGACGATACAACTATAACATATCTTCAAGGCAGTACAACTTATGGTACTAGTAACATAAGGACTTTGGGGGGAGAACCCACCCCAGAAGAATTAGCAGCAATAAACCAATTTACTAGAAAAGAAATGACAGCAGAAGAAGTTTACATTTTTAATTCTTTAATGATTGACAATCAGGAAACCTCTTATTTTTCTCTGTTACAAGAACCCCTACTTGCAAAGATGAGAGATGATGCCTTAGCTGGTGTTGCATTACTGTTGGGTCATGACAGCAGAAAAATACCAGTAGGAAGAACATTTGGTTCTGAACTAAAGTCGGAATATGATCAAGATAGTGGATCAGAGATAAAATCAGTATATGGAAAATCATATATTGATCTTGGAAGAAAAACGCAAGATGGAATGATGACAGATGATATATGTAAAGGTATCGATGCAGGAACAACTTTTGATGTTTCAATTGGATTTAATGCTTCAAGTTGGAAATGTTCAATTTGTGAAAATGATATCAGAGACTATCACAAATGTCCTCACAGTCCAGGACGAGAATACATCATAGAACATGAGGGGGCGGCATCCACAGTAGAAACATGTAAAGTTCTTGTTGGAGGGGACGGAAAAGGTGAATTATTAGAATTAAGTCTAGTATTTTCTGGAGCATGTGATAGAGCTACTATAAAAAACACATTTTCCCATGATAGTGTTAGAGAAAACGAGAAAAGTACTAAACTAAGTTTAGTTAATGATTTTAAAGATATCCCAATGGATGCAAAGATATATCAGTATTACACAAAGGACGGATCTGTTTTAGTGACTGATACAAATGAGCGGTCGGGGGGAAATGAATATTTAAGGAAGAGGAGTGAACAGCAAGTGGAACTTAGCAAATTGTTAGAAATCATAAATACGGGTCTAGAAGCAAATATTGAAAATGAAGACCAACTTACAGAATTAATAACTTCTATCAAGGAAGATAAGACTCAACTTACTAACAAGACAACTGAGTTAGAATCTATTAGTGCTGAACTTCAGTCTATAAAAGACGAGTTAGTTACCAAGGATAGTGAAATTGAAACGCTAACGGTTACTAATAGTGAACTTCAGAGTAAGACTGAAATTGTTGAGGCTTATAGAAAAGATCTTGTGAATGAAACCATTGAAATGGGAATTAGAGCACAAGGTAATGCATTTCAGAAAGACCTGTTTGAGAAATTTCTTGATACATTAAGTATTGAAGAAATCAAAACAGTTAGAGAAGGTTTTGACAAAGAGGTTAAGTTGAAATTCGCTGGCGTTAGAACTTCAAATCCTGCAAGTCAACTTAATGAAAAAACTGATTATGTACCTTCAAAAGATGAAGAACCAGAAGCGTTCAGCGCATTTATTGCTGATAAAGCAATGGAATATGCTAGTGAACATTCTGTTTCCTTTAAAGAAGCATCAAAAATAGTTTATGAAAAATATAAAGATGGGAGTGTGGCTTAAATGGCTGGTAAAAATACAGGCTTAACTAGAACGTATCAAATAGAGGACGCAGCTGGTTTAGCGCTTAATTATGGTGTTACTTATGGTACTGCTGATGGAGCAGTAAAGAAACCCCTTTCAGACAACCTTAAAATGGTTGGTGTGTCTAGTACTGATGCAGTAGTAGATAATAACATGAGTGCGGGCGGGAGTCAGGCAGGTAAAGATGTAGCAATTACAGTTGCTGGATTCGGAGAAATTGTTCTTGGAACTGGTGGAGCAGCTTATGGTGAAGAATTAATTCTTGCTACTGGTGGAGTTGCTAAGAAATGTCCAACAGCAGATGGAACGTACAACATAATTGGTATAGCAGAAAAGGCTGGAGCAGCAGGTGATGTTATTCCATTTGTAATCAAACAATACGTAAAGTATATAAAGGCTTAATTTAAATATTTATAGAGGAGAGTGAATTTAATGCCAAGCGTACAAAAGGTTCATGTTGATAAAATGTTGTCAAACATATCAATTGGTTATAAGAATGAAGCATATGTAGCTGATCAGATTTTCTTACCTGTAGTGGTAGCAAAACAATCTGACAGGTATCCTGTTTTTGGTAAAGAAATGTTCAGAGTTCATGAAGATAAGAGAGCACCAGGTACAGAAGCTAGTGAGATCACCTGGGATCTTAGCTCAGATCAATATTTCTGTGAAGGTCATGCTTTAAGGGCATCCGTAGCAGATGAGGAAGTTCAAAATGCAGATGAAGGGTTTACTCTTGAAACAGATGCTACTGAACAAGTAACTGGCGGTATTCTCTTGAATAAAGAGATTGATGCTGCAGCTAAGTTATTGAATTCTAGTAATTATGACTCAGCTTTGGTATTTTCCATGGGTGGTGGCGGAAGTAATCCAGCTAAGTGGTCAGACTATACAAATTCTGATCCTACCTTAGACATTATAAAAGCAAAAGAATTAATTCATAAGAAATCAGGAATTAGACCTAACGTACTTATTATTTCAGAAACAGTACTAAGTATCCTTCAAAGACACCCTAAGATCCTTGCGATCTTATCGAACAATGATAGAAAAATAGCTGACTTACAGACTATTCAACTTTGCCTTGGAGTAGAAAAAATAATTGTAGGA